GACGGCACGGGGCAGGTCTTTCTGCCCCGCCATCTGCCCGCCCCATCTGCCCCATTACTAGAGCGCCCCACATCATACCTTATGGCTCGGACTCTTTGAGCGCGATATCATACCTTATAGTTATCCACATTTAGCGATATTCTAAAAAATACTTTTTTTCTCGCTTTTTAAGCATTATAAAATAAAGCTCAAATAGAAAAGAAAAAAAACTTGTGCGCTTGACACCGACACCGACACCATGCTACCTATATATAGGTAAAGAAATAGGTCGGGCTTTACCATATTAAAAACAAAACATAACCAAAATAAAAATATGAATCAAAAAATCAAAGTGGAGAATATGGAAAGCTCAAAAGGCAACACTATCGCGAATCAATTTAGAATCATCACGGACGAGGGTATTTATTTCCAGAGCTATGCGAGCGTCATCGCTTTCATACCTAGAGCGAACCCTAATGCCGTGGAGCTAGACGAGCATTACTGGAATTACTCAAGGACAACGAGCAAATATCGCTCAATCTTTTTAGGTGAATCCACAGCCGAAACAAAGGCAAAAATTAACAGCGGGGATTATAAACTAACTAACTTAAATTAATTATATGAAATATTGCAAAGGGGAGAATTGTGAAGAGAGCGCAGTCAGCGCGTTTGAGGACGGCATTTGTGATAACTGCTGGGAGAAAATAGCAGAGCGTAAGCGTAATTACTGGAGAGGTTTTAGAGCATGCGCCTTACTGGTCGCGGTTGTGCTAGTTGTTGGCTTTGTGGTCTGGGCTAACATTTTTATCAGCGCTAACAGCTAAAACTATGGCAGAAATAAAATGCGAGTGTGGTCAGAAGTTTCAGGGGCTAGAGGGTAAAGAAGACACATGCCCGAAGTGCTTAAAACAGGCAATGTGCCCGCACGAAAAAATATCAGGCATTGAGAGTTATGCCGTGGATGGCTACATGGAGGATGGCACGATACACCTTAAAAGCTATGATGGCGGGCTGGATAGCTTGGAGTGCGAGAATTGTGGCAAGCAGTTTGATGTCAGCGCCGACAATATAGAATTTAATTAACACCATGACAATCACTTACTTAAAACACATGCAGAAGTGGCTCGCGTCTTACGCGGGCAAAGCGGTCGGCGTAGGCGATACACCGGCGGACGTAATAGGGCAAGCACTAGAATTAATCACTAGAAACTAAATATGACAATAAAAATAACAGTTTGGAATCAGAATCAATATACCAAGAAAGGCAAGCTAAAAAAGAATGCCAAGAGTGAGGCGGGTTTTATGTTCGCGGATGTTGAACCGCTTACAGAGGGCGCAACGGATAAGTGGCTAAAAGAAGTGGCAGAGCGCTTGAAAGAGGATTACAGCGCTTTTGAGAGTCCGTATATCTTCACACACTTGAGCGCACGAAACAAAGCAGGTGAGAGGGTTTTAATCTTTGAAGAGGTCGGAGTCAAAGACGGGTATATATGCACAAGCCCCGTGAAATTACGAGAATTAGTGAAATAAAAACATGGAAACATCACTATATGAAATTACTTTCAAAGACGGCAGAATATTTAGAGTATTTTGCGCGAACCGAAAGCAGAATCGGGACATGTTGCGGTTGCTTTTTAGAGAGCAGAGCAATATCAAGCGGGGCGGGCAGGAAGTGGTCAAGGTCGGAATCCACACAATGAAACAGTTTGAGCAAATTTTATCAGCTAACAATAAATAATTATGGAAAAGAAAACTTTTAGATTTGCAGTGAATCACATGGAGTATGGCTATGTTGATATTGAGGCAGAGAACGAAGAGCAAGCGCGAGAGCTTGCCGAAGAGGGAGGGTGCGCCAACATGGATGTGAACAAGTGCGACACAGAGATTGGAGAAATTATCAATTAATAAATAATTATATGGGAACAAGAAATTTAACAATGGTGATACACCAGAAGGAGACGAAGGTGGCGCAATACGGGCAGTGGGACGGGAATCCGTCAGGGCAGGGCGTGAATGTGTTGAAGTTTTTAAGGAAGTTTAATATTGAAAAATTTAAGCAGGACTTAAAAAGAGTGCATTGGATGACACCGACAGAAGAGAAAGCCCTTGAGGCATTAGCCGACAACAACGGCGAGTGGCAGGATTATTTTCCACAGATTAGCCGTAATGTGGCGTCAGACATTTTGTTTATGATTGATGGTCGCAAGTTGGCTTTGCGAAATGAAGAAGAGTTTGCGAGTGAGAGCTTGCACAATGAGTGGTCGTATGTGATTGATTTAGATAAAGAGCAGTTGGAGGTATACAAGGGCTTTCAGACGAAACCCGTGCCGAAGAGCGAGCGCTTTGCTAAATACAATGAGAAAGCCGAGAAAGAGAGCATGGAGTTTACGGACTACAAAAAGGACGGAAGCCCGAAGAAGAAAAAGCACAAGTATTACCCGATCAAATTGGTGAAAATTTATAAATTAAATAATTTGCCGAGCGACAAGCAGTTTATAGCTGAATGTGAGCCGGAAGAAGAATAAAAATATGGCAAAGAAAACAAAACTTGAGGACAAGGCGCCAGAGGATTTAAGCAATGAAGAGTTGCTCGCCTTACAGGACAGATACTATCAAGCCATTGTGGATGATAGCGGGGACTTGGATAGATTATTAGAAATTGAGCGCGAGCTTACATTAAGAGAGAATCAATAACATGGCAAAAGAAAAAATATATAGCATTGGAATTTTTGAGGAGCAGGGAGGATATTTGCAGGTGAAGGCGAAGAGCAAGAAGCAAGCCGAAGAGTTTGCACAAGAATTTGTGGACGACAACGGCTTTGACTTTTCACCGACAAAAAGATTTATTGGCTTAGAATCAACATACCGAGAGACACACTTGGTCTAAATATATGGATAACACACATGAGATAGTGGAGCGCCTAGCGCGCGAGAAGCAGTCAAAGGAAGTGGAGAAGGAAATGCTTGAGCTTGCGAATGCAGACATAAATACTTTCATAATGAGTTGCAGGATGAGTGGTTTCAAGTCAGGACTGAAGGTGGGGTTTTGGATTGGAATGATGGTCGCAATTATTATTTATTTTGTAGTGAATTAAAATGGTGCTAAAGAATAAAATTGTGCGAGTGGTGGCGAATACTTACGGCGATCTTTTTGTGCATGTGTATGAGAACACGAAGGGGCAAGAGGTTGTCGGGACTTATAAATTTGATGGATGTATCGGAGGCGTGGATTTGGAGGTCGGAATCCCGAAAGGAAAAAGAAAAGAGTATGCTAAAATTATCAAATTAAAATAAATATATGGCAAAAGTAAAACAGACAATAAAGGTTTCTATACCAGTAGAAGAAATTGATCCGAAGACAATGTTTTTACACGAACATCTTGCGGACGGGGAATTAGGTGGAATGAAGTTTAGTGTTGACCGCACTATGGGTGTTGGAAACTTAATGATTAGAGTGGATGGTCGCCTCTATTCAGTGGAGATACAGTCGGTCATCTCCGCAGTTATTCATAAGATAGTAAAATAAAATGGCAAACGAAAACATTAGAGAGGGTGTGAAGTGTGGCATGTGCGGTGAAGAGATGGAGCATATCCATCAGAGAGATACGCACATTTATGTGTGCGAAGCGTGTCCGTTTTTGGGGCTGGAGTATTTCAATCTGCCGAACCTTACGGACTTGCAAGAATTTATTAACAGAACATAATTAAATTACTATGAAAAAATATATCATTGGTTTTGTGTTGGGAGCGGTGCTTGCGGTGAGTGGATCGGTATTTGCTAGTTTGGGTGGCGTAATTACGCCGGTGCAGAAGTTGCCAGCGATTGCCGGTGCGAAAGCTCCGGTCGTGAAGCTATCGCCGACAGAGATACGCTTTCGTGCGCTTGAATTAAGGGTCGCAAAATTAGAAGCTAAACAAAAATAAAAATGAAAACAGACAATAAAACAATAGGAATTACATTGCGGTTTTTTACTAACGACTTGCCGGAAAAGATCGGGAAGGGTTTGAAGCAGACACCATTTTGGAATGTCGGCACAGCTATCCTTGAAGGGAATAAAACTAAAGGAATAAAAGCTGATCAGATTGTGTTTCATTCAATGGAGGAAATACCAGCAGTAGTCAAAGAGATAATGCGAAGAGCAAAACTTACTATGGTGTGCGAGCTAAAAGGGAAAAAATAATTATGGAAACAAATAAAGAAGGGGTAGATACGATCTACCAAGACAAAAAACTTGTGGCTATTGTGAAGCGGGACGATCACACCAAGAAGCACTTGGTCTACATGGTGCAGGAAGCCACGAGCGAGGATATTATTAACTTGATTAACCATAAAATATAAATATGTCAACAACAATCGTAGTCATTATTGTGCTAGTGATAGTGTTTTTCATCTGGATTTCTCACTAAAAAAGTTATCCACTTTTCCACACCCTTATCCACATTGCGTTCGGTTCCGGTGGTGGTGTATAATTACACCAGATTAAAAATCTCCTAGTCCGAGATCAAAATCTGGTCGGAATTATCCGACTTACAAATTAAGATGGCGGTAGACCGCTAACATTATTATGGGTTTAGAAAATCGTGAGGGTGGTAATTTTATTACCATATTGAACGGAAAGTTTTGTCAGCGTGTGCCAGAGGGAACTGCCGGTGCAGTATCTCGTGTGAATAAGTTAAATAAAACTGTTTACGAAAAGTTTTACGATCGCTTCACAGCGAAGCTAGTCGGAATCCGCACACAGGATGGTGCGTATGGAAAGAATTGGTTGTTTGATTTCCAAGACGAAGGGGAGGTTTATCATTTGCAATTAAGCTACAGCAATTCTTTTGCGACAGCTTTCTTGAAGATGTTGCCGAACATTGATCTTACAAAGAAGATGCAAGTTTCTCCATCAGTGAAAGAAGTGGATGGAAAAAACAAATCGTCTTTGTTCGTGAATCAAGACGGCAATCCGATCAAGCATGCGTATACTCGTGAAAATCCAAATGGCATGCCTGATCTAAAATCAGTGAAAATAAAGGGACAGGATATGTGGGACGACACAGAGCGCCTTGAATTCTTGCATGCGATGGTGGTGCGGGATATAATTCCTAAATTGCCAAAGCAAGAAGCAGTTGCTTCTACTCCGGCTCAGCAATCTGCTGAGGAGTGTCAACCAAGATTATTAGAAGTTAAAAGCAATGGTAAAAAATAATGTAAAAAAGTCGCAAATGTTGGAGAGTTTCCCCAACCATAAGTATAGATACATTGATCAAACCGGTGAAGGCCGGCCACCAGTGTCATCAAATACTCTCCGCCCTGATCTCAACGAGGCGGGGTATGAAAGCTATTTCACAGTGAATGGCTTTGCTGATGCGAGCGACAATAGAAAAGACCAATGCACTAACTTGAATGCGTTTTTTGTTGACATAGACGGACGCAAAGACCCAAAAGAATTGGAAGCGATTAAAAAAATCCTTGAACCTAGTTTTATCACTGAGACAAAGAATGGATATCATTTATATTGGTTGTTGGATGAAGTGATCTACAAAGATGAAGTTTTTGGAAGTCCAACTTGGGAAGAGTATGTGGAGAGGTGGGAGCGCATAGAGCAGACAATCGTCTCCACGCTGAAAGCCGATCCGGTAGTAAAAGATATCACTAGAATTTTGCGCGTGCCGGAAACTTTTTATTGGAAGAAGTCCGGAGACGCCTATAAAAAAGGAGTGGCCAATGCGCCATTTAAGATCAAAGGTATACATAAAAATGTTCTCGCAGATTATTCCATGAGCCAAATGGAGGAGGCATTTCCTATTACGGCGTTGTCTCTTGATTCTACTTTGCCGAAAGTTTCACAGAATGAGAATATGAAAAAGTTTGCTGAGCAGGAGAAGGCAGAATTTTTCAAGATGGTGAATGAAGAATATCCGATTGATGAGCGTCCGAGTTTTCAGAAATTGATTAGCGCAGTGCCGGAGAGCTTGCCACCAAATAATAAGTCCCGCAATGAAGCGCTTTTGATTACAGCAACTTTGATGCGCCAAGCAGGGTGGAAAAAGAATGAGGCGATTGAACACATAAAAGAAGTGGGGTGGCACGGCATTGAAAAAGAAGGTGGCGGATGGCAAGAAATTTTGAATACGATAAACAGTGCTTACAATTCTGGGTATGTGTATTCTCCTAAAAATGAATTGATATCTTGGAACACCAGTCCGAAGGAGCAACAGGAAATCACAAAGGCATATACGGCCGTGGTGAAGAAGCGAAAAGAAATTGATAAAACTCGCTACACTACTTACGAGCGGGAGATCGCATCACGCCATCCGTATTTCAAAAAGAATGAGGTGGGAATTATATTTGACTATGTGGGCGGGGTTTATAAAATGCTTTCTGATCAGGAAGTTTCAAACATTGTATTAAATGCACTGGAAGAGGATATGCTTTTGGGATATCGCACGCCGAAAAATGTGAAAGATAAAGTCGCGTGCTTGCTCGCCATCATCCCTGACTTGGAATTGTCTGACGACAAGGGAGTATATTTCAACGCACAGAATGGATTGGTGAATTTGATTACAAAAAAATTAGAACCGCACACTCCAAATTTTGTCTCGCTCGTGCAGTCGCCGGTAGCTTATGATCCGGATGCTGTGTGTCCGACTTGGGATGCTTGCATGGATGCGTGGATGGATGGGCCGGAAAAGGATCAGAAAATTGAAATTCTGCAACAGTTCGCGGGGTATCTACTCAGCTCTAGTATGTCTTACGCAAAAGCATTGTTTCTAGTGGGCGATGGTGGAAACGGAAAATCTACTTTCGCAGATACTCTCGGTATGGTGATTGGAGATGATGCCACATCCCGCATTGATCTTGAGGATTTGTATTCTATGTTCGGCTTGAAGGGATTGATTGGCAAGCGATTGAATGTGATCGAAGAGGTGAGCGGAAACTACTACCAGTCGCACAAGCTGAAAAAATTAATTTCGGGTGAAGAGCTGACGATCAACATGAAATACAAGGATCAGTTCAAGTTCAAGCCACAGGCAAAATTTATTTTTGCGGTCAACACCATGCCTCGCGTGGATGATTCATCTACTGCTACTGAGCGCCGTATCGCAGTTGTGCAGTTCAATAATAATTTCCGAGACAATCCAAATACCCAGCTCCGCTTTTCCAATGGTTTGCTTTCAAAAGAATTGCCGGGGATCTTGAATTGGATGATGAAGGGCACACATAGCTTGATGAAGCAAAAGAAATTTACCATTACGAACGAACAACAAATTGCATTACTAGAATACCGAGAAGAGAATTCATCTGTTGAAGGATTTATTGGCGAGTGCTTGATTTTTGAGGAAGGCAGGGTTGGTTCTGCTCGTGAGCTCTATACTGAATATAAGCAGTATTGCATTAAGGATGGCCGGAAGTTCAAGGGCAACATTGCTTTTGTGAAAGAAATGAAAGCATACGGGAAACGCTACAATAAATTTCAATTTATTGAGAGGCAAAATGGAAAAGAGCCATCAAGATTTGAAGGGGTAGGAATCGATCCCGATTGGTCGAAGGATTCCGAATATTCAATGAATAAATTAAATAGAGAATTTTAGCCATGCCTGAAGGAGTTCCGGAAAAAGAATTTAATAAATTTTTCAAAGGGTGTTATAACAAAATCCCCTACCGGACTAGAAAGAAAGCTGAGGAGTTCGCCGACTTTCAACTCAGAAAATTTGGAAAAAAGTTGGTGCCGTATGATTGTGAGTATTGTAGAAATTATCATTTAACAACAAGAAAGAGATGAGCCAAGAAATCACAAATTGGAAAGCGTTAGAAGATATGGAGTGTCCGAAATGTGCGTGCGGATTATTGAAGAGCGAGATTGGATATAATTGCTGTAGCTGTAATTTCAAAATCCGAGAGAGTAAGTTTAATGACATCATCAACAGTATGAGTCGGCCAAAGAGCCGAATAGTCGAAGATGATTACGATCGAAATTTAGGGGACTTGAATAATTTATGAAAGATATAATAAAAGTAAAATTGTGGTGGTTGAGAAAAGGGGAGGAAGGATTTCTTTCCAGTAAGTTGTGGATGAATGGAGCAAACGCCAGACTGGCCGCAAAAGGTTTACATTTTGCTGATACAAAAAGCCATGAGGGGAAATCACAGTATAAAGTAATTCCTTGCGTGCTATTAATCCCAAAGAAAAAGAAATGAAACTTTACGATCACCAAAAAATAATACTCGGAGAGGACAAACTGCATTGCGGGATATTTCAAGGCACCGGCTCGGGTAAAACTCGCACAGCTCTCGAGCTTGCCGAAGCTCCAATTTTGGTGATCATGCCGAAACAACAATTTTTAGATAAAACTTGGGAGAAGAATGCTGAAAAATTTGGAATTAAAAAAGAGATGGATACTATCAGTAAAGAAACTTTCCGAAGAGATTGGGAAAAAATAATTAAGAAATATAAAACAGTGATCATTGATGAGTGCCACAATATGCTTGGAGTGATGCCGGAATACCGACAGCGAAATAAAGTGCAGATTCCAAAAACTTCTCAGATGTTCGAAGCTACACTGATGTATCTCCGAAAGACGCAACCAAAGAGAATTTATCTCTGCTCGGCTACGCCGGTATCAAAGCCGATGAATATGTGGGCGATTGCAAAGCTCCTCGGAACGAATTGGGATTTCCAAAAATTTCGAGAAACTTTCTATCACGCGGTCAATATGGGGCGCCGACAAATCTGGTTGCCTCGAAAGGACGCTCTTACAAAAGAACGACTAGCTGGGCTTGTCAAGAGGTTCGGATATACCGGCGCCCTCAATGATTTCGTGGATGTTCCGGACCAAACTCACAAGGAGGTCCAAATTGACCTCACAGACGAGCAAAAAGACGCTATACGGCGATTACACCAAGATGAGGCAGATCCGCTCGTGCGGAGGGCTAGGGAGCGCACAGTGGCCAATGGAGTGCTATATGGCAAGAAGATTGAGGTGGTTTCAAGGGGGGTGGATAGCATGATTGATGATACTAAGATTTTCCCTTCTAAAAAGATTGATTATATACTGGAGAGAGCAATAGAATTTCCTAAATTATTGATATTTGCTAACTACACGGCACAGATAAACGAGATAGCGAGTGCTCTCCGGAAAGAGGGCTACAATGTTTCCACTCTGACTGGCGCTACAAAAGATCGCACCTTCATTCGGAAGGTAGATGAGTCAACCGAACCACATATCATCATAGCTCAGAGCGGAGTGTCTGCGGGCTATGAGTTGCCGAGTTTCCCGTGCGTGATTTACGCATCAAAGTCATGGCAGTATGTGCATTACGAGCAGAGCTTGGGTCGGGTTCTGCGAATTAATAAGTTAAAGAAAAATCTCTACATCCATTTGATAGTGAAAGGAGTGGATGAGGACTGCCATAAGTCGATAATGGCGGGGGTGGATTTTTCAGAAAAAGTAAATTTTACTTTATGATGTGTAATTGCTGGTATTGTAAAATGTTTATAAGATACGAAACGGGCAGACATGAATTTTCTGTGCCGTTCAGAAAGATGTGGTTTGCTCTTCCGAGATATATTCTCAAAAAGAATTACGAGATGGATGAGGAAGAAAAAGAAGAAGCGCGGAGAAAAGATTTTATCAACATGAGATTGAAGCCAGTATGGGGATTTATCCTTTGGGTTCGAGAAGGAGAAGCAATCCCTTTTGCTTGGTGGAAAAAATTGATCTGGACAAAAAAATGAGATTATTAGCAATAATTTTTATACTTTTCAATCTGAAGTGGCTCGCCATCTTCGCGCTGGTTGGGTCATTCGCTTGGGAATTATTCAAAATTAAATTAAAAAAATATGAGAAAAGAAGATAAAAAGGTTTTGATGTATTGGGGAGTTGTAGTTGGCGCAGTGGCAGTGTTCTTGTGCATCAGGTGGTTCGATTATAAATTACTGATTGTGATTTTTCTGGCGATGTTCGGAAATAATTTGTCGCAACAAAAATGAAGCAGGAGGTCGGTATGCCAATTAAAAATCCCCACACTGCTCACTGCGTAGGGTGCGGGAAGCAATTAGCTCGTGAAGGAGAGAGACCAATTTGGTGGATTCAGATGGGGAATTACGCGTATTGTAAAAAATGCTATGAAAAAAACCGAAGCAAAATCTCAAACCCTGTTTAATCAGTATCTTCGCGAGAAGAAATTGCATGGATTTTTTGAATTAAAAGTAGCCAAAGGGGGGACATTTAATTTCCACGACATTGAGGATCACCAGTATGAAGGTCTCCAAGCAACAGAGAAGAATGGCCTAGTGTGGAAACTTTCTGACGATGACCGGAGACAAAAGCCATGCGATACCCTTTCGATTCCACCCCTCCCTTCCTACCTAGTAATCCAGTTCGAGAATGTGTTTTATTTAATCTGGGTTGGTATAGTGATAAAAATGAAAGAAGAGGGGAGAATCAGCATTACGAGGGATGAATGTGAGCAAGAAGCCGAAATAGTTATACACACTTGACACCGACACCGACATCACCTATAATAGCTGTATGGTCGAGGATTACAAATTAATTAAAAAACTTATGGAAAATAAAAATACATTAGTGCGAATATATCCGGGCGTTAGACGAGATCAGAAAAAATTCATCAAAGATGAAGCTAAAAAGCTAAAGGTCGGCGAAGGTGAAATGCACCGCATTATTATCGATTACTACATTAAGAACAAAAAATAAAATGCCAGTATCAAATATATTTGAAGAATACGCGATGCTCGAAGCCGAGATTGCACAAAGAGAGGCCAAAAAGGAACAGCTACGGCCGTTTATTCTTGAATCAATGGTCACTAAAGGGATCAGGAAACAAGATACGGCAGTTGGAAGTTTCTCAGTGAGTAAATTGAAAAAGTGGACTTATCCTGAGCGCATAAAAAAGATGGAAGAAGATTTCAAAGCAGAGAAAGCAAAGACCCAAAGCACAGGGGAAGCTACTTTTGAAGAGGCCGATTCATTACGATTCACAATGATCAAACTATAATCGTATGAAAGTCTCGGGAAAACAGTTTATGAAAATGTTAGCGAAAAAGCAGGGGATTAAGCACGAAGTCCCTGTCAGAGAAGTAAAAACATTGAAGTGTGGAACAGTCGAGTTTCAGATTCATGTGTCTCCGGGGCAAGAAATAAATGCTCGGAAGATGTGCAAAAGATTATTAAAAGATAAATATAATAGCAACAATGGCGAAGAAAAAAAATTCATCTCCAAAGGCTACAAAGGCCAAAACAGATGGTAGTAAAAAAATTGTAGTCACTCCACCAACACTGGTGATCAAGTTGGTGAGCTACACAGTCCGCGCTACGATCCCTACAATGATGTATGGGAACATTCAGCCGGAAATCACAGTCGAAGCTCGCACTATGGAAGATGCAAAGCTCGCAGTGTTTCCTCACATTGAGGAACTTTATCAGACCTATTGCGAGGAACCTCGCGATGGACGAAAACCAGCTTTCATGTCGAGAGCAAGTGTGACGGCAACTGAAAGAATCGTGCCACAAACACCAGTTGCTCCCGCACAAAAAACTGCACCAGTAGAAGTGCCGGGCAAGCAGACAACTCCTCCTACTCCGCAAGCTATTGCACAAGCCCCAGAAGAACCTAAGACTGAGCTTGATGCGTTTGCTGAGGACTTGAAAAAGTCTCCTGCTTACACAAAAGCAGAAGGTGCGATCAAAGGCGCAATGAGTTTGGACGCATTAAATTTAATTGAAAATCAAATTCAAGCGTCAGTAAAACTTACGAAAGAAGAGAAACCATCATTACTAACAGAAGTCCTCAAAAAGAGGAAGGAATTTAATTAATGAAACCTATGACACTACAATTAATTTTTCTTGCTATCATGTATCTTTTAGTGATGCTTTCTACTTTTTTCATCGGCTATGCCATCGCGATGAGAATGGTTTTGCAACACCTCCAAGACAAAGTTTTACCAAAGACGGGGGCATTACTTGAAGAGTATAAAAATATGAGAAACGACCCACAAGGAACTGACAAACTGGGGCTCATTATCAATGCTCGGATGGAGGTGACTGATCAATTAATAGAAGTTCTAAGACCACCTTTTTCAAAAAGGAAATAATTATGAAGAAAAAACAACTATCTGATGTTGAGAAATTAGTGTTGGGATGGGAAAAGCGAATCAAATTTCACAAAGACCAACTCGCTAAGACCAAGAAATTCCACAGAGAAGTAGAAAAGGGTATTGAAAAGAAGATTGCGCTCGAGCAACTTCAATTAAAAGCTCTAAAGAAAAAATAATTATGGTAAAAGAAACACCAGAACAAAAAGCATATAGAGAAGTAGTTGAAGGTATCGCTGGGAATATTTCAGCACTTGCTAAAGCAGTGAGGGGACTTTTGAACGGCCCATTAAAAAAGAAAGCACTGACAGTGCTACTTGCTCAATCGTCTGGCTTGCCTCAAAATAAAGTAGACGCAGTTCTGAAAGCACTTGAAGATTTAGAGAGTGATTGGCTTAATAAAAAATAATGGAACCTTCAACAGACAAACCAAAAACAAGAGAGGAGCTGATCCAGATACACAAAGATTTACACAATAGTTTGGATATCTTAATTGCCGATTTTATTTCCCAGACACGAAACACTCTCACGGACACCTCATTGATGGAATTAATCGAATGGTCTCATCAGCAAACAATTAATCCAAGTTGTTATAAGTCCGAAGAATAATGGAAAATTTATCCGATAAATACCAAGACCGATATCTCAAACACCAAGCGCGGAAGGCGGATATCCTTCGAAGTCATTATGGGACTAAAGAATTCAAAAAATACAATGAAGAAGAACAAAAAACTTTTATCGAAATCCTCAAAAGCCGAAGAAGTCAACGAGCTTTTAACCGAGATCCAGTCGAAATTGAAAGAATTCTTGAGCTCGCGGAATACCGACCCTCGTCATGTGATCGTAGAAGTATCCAAATCAAAGTCATTACCGATAGGGATGACAAAGATTTACTTGGGGGGCTACTTGTTGGAGGGACGGGCTGGGTGCACCGCAGTGATAAAGTATTACTCTTTCTCGCATGGGAAGATGCCTACAAGTCGCCGGCGGAAAGGGAATGGATGAGATATATTGATGCTGGGGTTTTGGCGCAGACTCTTTACCTTGTGTGCGAATCACTCAATGTGGGGGCTTGCTACATAAATCCGAACATCCGTGAAAATAATAAAGAATTCTTCTATAATAGATTTATCGATGAGGGCTATCAATATGTCGGAGCGATGGCCATAGGAAATTACGATCTAAAACATACAAGACCGAATGAATAACGACAAACCAATTCCATCACCATTTGCAGGAGAACTTGGCAAGCCGAGCTCTGAGGATGAGGAATTTATAAAACAAGTTGAAGCAATATGCCAAGAACATGGCTATAAAAATTTCTTCATTTCTTTCTCTCCGGCCGACCCAACTCATAGGACTGCCCGACAATGGAAGAGTTTTAGCAATGGCTTGTCGGAAGATATGGTACAATGTTTAGAAATAATCGTAAAAGGGATGCGTGCCACTTACGATGAAATAAAAAAGAAATTACTATGATCCCAGAAAAAGTGCAAAAAGGAAGAGAGTTATTTTTTCAGGAAAAAGAAATGAATGAGGAGGAACTCTCCTGCTTCATGGCTTTTCTTCAATACTGTTATCAGGCAGGAGATTTTAATTACAACAATTAATTATGAAACTATCAATTTATAGTATTGTCAAGAATGAAGAGATAGAGATTGAAGATATGATCAAATCTGCAATGGGAGCAGATGAACACATCATTGTTGATACCGGAAGCACTGATAAAACTATTGAATTAATAAAAAAGTACCCTCATGTCAAGCTCTACACTGATTACACTTGGAACGATGATTTCTCCGAAGCAAAGAACCACGCCGCGGCCAAATGCACGAACGAATGGGTATGCTCTTTAGATGCTGACTGTCGGTTAGATAAAGATTTTATAAAAGAAGCCCACGAAATGATTCAAGACACAAAGCACGATGCTTTGTTCGTGGATCTGATGTCGCTTCAATATCAGGGGGCGAACCATCGCCGAGCAAAAATTTACAGAAATAATGGAAAGATTTTTTATAAAGGAATGGCTCACGAAGATTTGAATGTTCTCGGACAAGTGCATGAGTCTGGAGTAATTCCGAAAATTTGGTATGGATATTCGATCAATCACATGAAAGATCCGGACCGATACATCCGAATTATGGCCAAGCAAGTTGATGCTGAGCCGACTGTGCCGAGACATCTTTTTTACTTAGCTCAATCGTATTTTTTCAAAAAGGATTATGTCCCTGCGATTGCTATCTTTCGCGATTACTTGGATATGTCAAAATATCCAAAAGAAAGAGTGGAAGCATATCTCTACATTGCTCAAGCTCACTGGTTTATGAAGCAAGGAGGCAAAGCACGAGAAGCATGCACTCAGGCGATCTTAATGAATCCCGATCACAGAGGGGCATTGAGATTTATGGCAACAATTCACAATGAGCCGTGGAAACACAAATGGCAGAAGATCGCCGACAGAGCTACAAATGAAGATGCAATGTTTCGAAGATAATTATGGAAGATGCAAAATATAAAACTTTAATACTACCAAAACCCCACATTTCGTGGTCTCAGCTCTCCTGCTGGTTGCAAAATAAAGATAGATACCGCACGGAATATTTTGAGAATGGCAAAAAATTAGATTCAAAATATTTGACTCTTGGTAAAAATATCGCCAAGATGATTGAGAACGGCCAGCACAAGACCCTCTTGCCAGATTTGGAATGTTATGATACTCCAGAATTCGAAATAAAATGTCTTGTGAGTGGAGTGCCGATTCTTTCCTATCTCGACAGCTACAACAAAGTGCAGACGATCGAAGTGCCGGCGAATGTGTTTAGAGAATATAAAACAGGGAAAATCCCGTGGGACCGAGCTCGCGTCCAGAAGCACGACCAGCTTGTTTTCTATGCCACTGCCCTCAAATGGGGTATGGGGCAAATGCCTGAATACTGTGATCTTGATTGGATTGAAACCAAAGAAGTCACCAGTGAGACCACCGATTTTTGGCGAGAAGGTGATAAAATGGTTCATGTGACAGGAAGGGTCGTGTCCTTTCACAGAGAGTTCGATATGCGCGAAATTGAGCGCATGGAAGAATTAATAGTTAAGGTGGCGTGGGAAATTTCCGATGCCTACCAAGATTTTTTGAAAGAGATATGAGTAAATCAAAATCACAAGCAAGGAGAGAAGCATCTATGGCGAACCCCAAGAATGCCGAGTCGAAGGCGAACTTAAAATCAACCTTTGGAGTTCCAAAGAAACAGAAGAAATAGTATGATTAAAAAAACATCTAGTGGCTACAAAGTCACAAGTGAGTCCGGAAAGAATTTATCCAAGCCAAATCTGTCAAAAGGTCAGGCAGTGAAGCGTCTACAGCAAGTAGAATATTTTAAGCACAAGAAAAAATAATATATGACAGAAATAGAAGCTCAAGATTTGAGCGCCGCAAAAGTTCAGCAAATTAATGACCTTGCTAAAAAATTGCAAGTTCGCATTATTGCTCAGCAAATTATAAAAGGAAATGTCATTGAAAATTCAGTATGCTTCATCGATCAAGAGCAATACGATATTGATAAACCAAAGCCAGTTCTTCGTGGTCCGAATGTCCCCAAAGACTCGGGAGCAGGGATGGGGGCAGTAATCACTGAAGTTGAAAAACAAGATGCTAAATCTACCATTGCATAGCAATAAAAAATTAATGCTTGCCTTTGAGTGGGGCATCGTCCTTGCTGATGTGGCCAAGCAACAAGGGGTAGAGCTGACTCCAGCTATCATTGAGAGAGCAGAAAAAATCATTCTTAATGAATTCAGGTCAAGAACCCCCTCGGAATTGGCAGGGCACATGGAGGTGATATTGCTCTCGATCTTTGAAACAAATTAGAAATAAGCTAAAATAGAGGTGCCTTACTGGTATAGGACTCGAAATGACGGCAACCGGCCTTGATCGAATAGCACAAGCTATCTGATTGAGTCACCGAAACCGCACAGACGATCCTCTGGTGAGGCAGGGAACAAAGAAAAAATACCCGGGCTTCGATCGCATCTTTTAGATAGGTCGCTTAGCACTCGGGTATTTTTTTATTTAATTGGTTTTGTTTCTACGACTGGAGTTGTTCCAAAGAGAGGATTTGGAGTGAATGGTTTGCCAGCTTGTGTCGGACCCTGAAAGATTGTCTTAGGCGCCGGCAACTGCAAGCGCATAAGGCGAGCTGTTTCTTGATCGCCGACATAACCCTGAAACGCTTTGAATATTTCTGGTTGAGATTTCTCAATACTGCGAAGATAATATCCTTTCATTGGGTTTGGAAGTCGTTCGAATGAATCAAAGAGCACACCACCCAAGTGATATCCGGCGACTCCTCCGAGTCCTCCTCCGACACTTGCTCCTACTTTTGCTCCAAGAATTTTACCAGCGAAGTCGATTGAATTTGAAACAAAATTCGTAGGAACTTTTTTAGTATTAAGTGATTCAAGATAATCAGCGAGCTCAAATTTTTTCTGTAATTCTTTGTTGAATGATCTGATGTCTAGCTCGGCAGGAGCGGTATCTTCAAGAAGTTTCCTAAACACATCACTTTCGTATCGGCTCTGAGTTGCGTTTAGAGTTTCAGAAGCACCCACTCCAAATTTATATTTACCATTATTGCCCTTAGCAATTTTTGTATCATGGAGATCAGTGAGAGTATAGCCATTTGGATGAGCACGAGCTTCCGCAGATGTGTTGCTGTATTCTTTTTTAATATTATTTTTCATCACTTCACGCTCTGTTGAAGTGATTTGGCTTGGAGGAATGCTGTCAATTTTTGCAAGGAGACTATCACGAACTTGACTGAGAGGAACTTTTTGCACGCCCGGTTCAGCCGCAGCCAAAGCTGGCCTCAAAAGATCGTGAGATGTTTTCATTGCATCTTGTCTGAGCATATCGCTAGTCTCAAGAGTATCGTAAGTTTTTCCATTGATCAGTGAATCGTGAGTGATGCCATTATCAACTGCCACCTTTCCAAGATCAGTGCCTTCATCTGTGCCCTTCTGATAAATTTCAGTAGCTTTTTTGTAAGAAGCCTTGTTCTCTTTAGTAGGACGAGCAAAATTCTCTTCATCGATTTTTCTAAATCGGGCTTGAAGATTTTCTTTAGAAAGACCGGGGTATTGTTTAGTGATAACTTCTCCAGCTTTTTCTCTTGCGCCAGTGAATAATTTGCCGACACCTTCATCAATGGCGTTGGCTCCTTTTTCAAATCCTCCTACAACGGCCTTAGCCCCAGCCGGAAGAATCTCGTGCTGTGCCGCGAATTTTACAATAGCATCTGCTCCACCTTCAGCCACGCGTTTGAGAGTATCAGGTGTAATGGTGCCTATTACGCGTCCAGCGGCATTAAAGAGGGGCTTTCCTACAAGGTCGAGCACTTTACCAGCTCCCGCACCAAGAACAGTGTTGAAGGCCGTTTCTACGCTAAAGATATCATTCCCTTGCTCAACTGAACTGCCAGCGCCAAAGAGGGCGCCACCAGAAACAGGGCCAAGACCAAGAGCAACAGTTTGAGCACCGCGACCCACATCTTTTTTGACATCAGAGAAATTCTCAGGGACCGGAGCAATGACTCCGCCCGAGAATGGCCTGCGATCAAGTGTTGGTTGAATGGCATTTGTTTTATCAATAATAGACTTATTATTGGCAATGATTTGTTTGGAGATATTCGAAGTGTCTCCGCCGGCCGCCTTCACTTTCCTGAATTCAGTGAGAAGAAGATCATTCTGTTTTGTCACATCGCCAAGATCAGCAGTGAACGCATCAATCTTTGGTTTGTCTTGAAGATATTGTACGCCTCCCTGCACCGCTTGGAAAGGACGAGCTACGATTGTAGCAGGGGCAGTGATCAATCCTTTTGCAAGTTCTTTTGTGGCGTGGAAAAACCCACCTTTTTTCTCAGGAGTTTCTGGAGTAGTAGGAGCAATCGGAGCGCTTCCAAACGCTATCGTCTTTTTTGCCGGAGCCGCGATAGGCGTACTACCGAATGCTATTGTTTTTGGTTTAGTTGTTGGTTCCATATTAATTTTCTACCCACTGTGTTCCATCAGAATGGTAGCCCGGAAATCCGTAAGAAGCTCCGTCAGTCCCCGCAGGAACAGGACCGCTAGTGTCTCCGCCTCCGCTGATCGTGTCTGGATTTTCATAACCAGTGACATAATCATTGAAAGGTTCTTCAAGCCCGAAGATCGCAGCTTGAGACTTAAATTGTTTCTGCCTTCTCTGAGAAGTTTTGACCCATTCATCCGCTAGTAGATTTGTGGCCGCGGTCAATTCTTTCAAAGCGGCTGGATTCAAGACACGGCCTTCACTTAGTTTAGCGAGACTGTCTTGGAATTTACCAAGATACGAGTTAGTTCTCTGAGCCAAATCTAGTTCACCCTCACGGACTGCTGAATTTGGATCAAGATTTTTGACCAAAGTGTAGAGAGCGATGAGCTGATTCCCCGCTGAGCCCGGATTTGCATCAATAGACTTGGTGAGATTTTTAATCTGAATTGCACTCAAGCCCTGATTGATTGTGGCATCGTTAGAGTATTTATTTGTGATATTAAGAAGAGTTGTTTGTTGTTTCGGAGTAAGTTCGTAATTTCCATTTCCAACTGCATTGCCGATAGATTTCAAAGCGGCATCGTGACGGAATTTAGCATCTTCAAGAGTGAGAGCATTTGCAAGATCTCGGTCACTTTTACTGATATCTCTTTTCGTCTGAGCTTCCTCAGCATCAGCTTTTTGTTTCAAATCAAGTTTTGCAAATACATCGTTGATCGCAGGGTCATAAACACCAGCGTATGCTTTTTCGATTGCTGAAAGTTCCGCAGGAGTGTATTGAATGCCGGACTTGGAAGCCACTCCGTAAGGATCAGTTTCGCCCACAGCAATGTCGTTTCTTTCGTTGTTGAGTCCGCGTCCTCTTTTAGCGAGCTCTTCAGCATTCATGTTTGGATTATCAATAGCATTTCCAGCGTAAGTTGGAACTGACCCAGCCCCCGCTTGGCTTGCAATCAAGTCGGCGTATTCTTTTGGAGAATATGGCTGGCCAGTTTTAGGATTTATGTATTTGCTGTAATTGAGAGGTTGGGGTGCCACTGGAGCTGGAGAGCCACCGCCAGCAGGAGCTCCACCAGAAAATACTCGCCCACCGCCAGAAGCGGGAGGAGTTGTTGGGGCAGGAGGAGTAGCTGCCCCCGGAGCGGCCAAGTCCGCAGTCTTGTCAGCGTTTTCACCAAAGCGAGAATAGATAGGAGAGTCAGGTGAAACATAGTCAGGAGTTCCGTATGGAGCGCCACCTTGAGTTGGAACGGGACTGTTATAGGAACCTCCGCCATTTGGAAGATTTTGGGTACGAGAAGAAAAGCCCGGACCGACAGATTTGCCCGGAGGAATAGGAGGCACAGTGAAGGCGTTGCCTATTGTTTTGAAAAAATCTTTTAATGACATTGGTTGTGTGACTGGCATAAATTTAGAATTGGTTGTTTAGACCAGTGGAAAGCAGTTTGTTTCCCTTATTTTTTAATAAATTCGCGGCTCGAACCGATGCCGCTGCTTTGTTGGCATTCACTTTTGTTCCCTGAAAGTCGTAATTGTTCGCGTTGTATACAGTGGAGAGAGGAGCAGGTCCGATTCCATTTCTTGCAGTATTTGCATTAAAAGTATTTCCACCAAGCTGATAGTATTCTGAAAGTTTAGGAGATTTCACCGCATCTTTTCCGTAAGCATATTGAACATTTGTCAAAACACTTCCAATCCCAGCCCCGGTTCTTGCTCGGTTTAGTTCTTGATTCCTCGCATAGTCATCTGCGAGTCTTTTCTCTTTTTCGAATCTTCCACCAGAGAATAACACCCCCTTGTCGGCTGCGTTTTGATCTAAATTATTTTTATCATTTTGGAAATTTTCTTTTGAAGTTGCCAAGAAATCTCCGTAATTTCGTTTCTTTTCAGCGAGATCAGCTTCATAGCCAGCCATGTCGTAAGATTTTTCAGCATTGAACCCCGGAGCCAAAGCATCCTTTGCAGTTCTCATCGCTTCTTCTTGCTGAAGTCCTGAGAATGGTTTCCCTTGTGAATCTAAAAGTGAACTGAAGTCGCCAGTTTCGGCAGCATAAGTAAGAGTATCAGGATCATTATGAGCAAAAGCAGGATGAGCCGCCGCGTGGGCGTTGTAAAACTTATCCAATTCTTCTTGGGTTTTTGGTATGAATTTTTCATTGAGTTGGCCGGTTTCGGCGTTAAACATAAAAGAAGGATCGTCCGGTGCCTTCCCGGTTCCCGGAGCGCCTGATGGGTCAGGCGAACCCCCAATAACCAATGCTTTTTGTTGTGTAGCTGGACCCCAAACACCATCGCCTTTCAAGTCGTTGTCAAGCTGGTATTGCCTGACTGCCGCTTCCGTCACAGGGCCATAACCTCCATCGGCTTTCACATCTGAATAACCAAGAGAGATGAGATATTGTTGCAATGCTTTCACTTGATCTCCGAAAGACCCTCGGGAGAGGGTGGAGTTGATAGCATTAAGTCCTGTGAGTTTTGTGTTTTTTGGGTCCATCTTATTTATAAATTATACTATTAAAAAAGTTATTAATGCAATTATTAATCATAAAACATCGACTGTGCAATCAAAATCACTGTTCCGTGGATTCCCCACAAGATCAAAAGTGTTGACCACAAAGCTGTTTGCTCCCTTGTCTGTGATGTAGGCCAGCGTATATACAGCAAGAGATCCGTTGGTAAATGGCATCACTGAGATATCGTAATTTACAGTGTGAAGATTGTGAGTGATACGATACTCTCCTGTGCCAAGTGTTGATATCGTCCAAAGAACCTCGCTCTGACTTTGGAGAACATTCACCCCACTATTGATCAAACTTATTGATTTTGTAGCTTGCATTGAGTAGCCAAGATATGCCCCACCAAGACCAGTCAACAAAAACCCAATTCGAAGGCCACCTGCAAGATCCTCGCGATAAGCAATAAGATAGTCAAGTCCTTTTGCTCGAGTAAAATCTAAGCTACCAAGATTGAAACTACTTAATACAGAATCTAAACTTTGCCCTATTTCGATTCGGTCAGCTTGGTCTGAAGATTTTATTAAGCAAGCAGTGATGACAGTTCCAGTGATAACCTCACGAGCATCTTTTTTATTTTTATCAGCAGTCTCTCGGGCTCCCGCTTCCTTCGTGCTGTAAACTTGAGAGGACATATACGCAGGAGTTTCATCAGGAGTGAAATTTCCTTTGTATAAATTCCTATTCATTTTTAGTAATTGAAGTTCCATTAGTTTTGATCGAAGCCCTTATCCTGCACTGATAATATTTCAATACTATGAATCACAATCGGATCACCGGAAGAATATCCTGCAATGCGAATTCTGCCCGCATTGTAGTCCATCGTCTGAGCATTTGGGAAAAGAGAGTTGGAATTTTGATCAATAGTTCCTAGCGGATCTCCCCAAACATTTGGAGGAGATTTTTGGTCTTGGAAATATACTCTCGCTCCTCCAGCATTTTCAGTGTAGACATTGAAGCCACTGATGCTTTCTACTTTTGCATAAAGATCCGTGTAGCTCCTCCAGCGATCAATGAAATCAAAGTAAATTGGTCTGTCGTAATCAAGGAAACCAGTATCAAGAGTCCCCACTCGAGCTTGGTCGCTTTGAGTAGTGAACATCACATTGTCTCCGTAGCCAGTGCCGGCGATCGTCATCGCGTATGCTCGAACATAATACAAAGTCCCCGGAGTCAAGGCAGTAAGTGCTCCGCTATACACTCCGATGGTTCCGGCCACTATCACTTTATCGTCCGCAGTAGTAGGGCTTGGATTAATGCTCCAAACGAAACCTCTTTCAGTAATAGTTTCTCCGCCATCATCAACCACTTCTCCGTGAGCAGTTGCAGTAGTTTTTGCTATATCTGTGACAGGATTTGTGATGACAGTAGCGAGCGGGGCAAAAGAGAAAATCCATCCAGAATTATTTCCGCCGTTCAAGTTTCCATTTGTTCCAAATGCTTCAAAGGTTGCCCCTCCGACAGCTTGAGAATATGAAATAGTTGAATTGAAAGAACTGACAGTGCCACTTGCAACAGTGATGGTCCAGTTTCCTGTGCCAGTTCCGCGAATAATTCTTTGAGCTCCAGCGGCCAAAGTGAAAGTGGTTGCTGTTTGGTTGCTTCCATCTTCAAATTCCACAGTAAGCCCATTATCTATTTTCAAATCATCGTAGGTGTTCGAGCCATTGATTGTGATGGTTCCAGCTCCAGCATTGGCGATCCAGACATCATTGTAGGTCAGACTTCCACCAGTGAAAATTTTAGCACTCGCAGAATTATTCGTGAGTTTTATGTTCGCAGTATCTTTTGTGAAAGTGATGTTGCTGTTAGAAAGCTCCCACACTGTCGCGATACTAGTGAGAGTCCAGAGACCAGATCCCATGATTAATTCACGGACATTGCTATTGTTTGAATGGAAGGAGCCGACAGTAATTGTTTTATCATTCGCATCAAAAGTTCCTTCTTCCAGAGTGACAGCTCCCGTCACAGAGAGAGCATCTTCGATTGTGAGGACTCCGCCTGAAGAATCATAAGTAAATCCTCCAGCAATAGTTTTACCATTTGAAGTTAGAGAAACGGCCGTGCCAGAAAGAACATCCACGCCAGTGCTACTCCAAGTCATTCCTGATCCCAGAGTGACAACATCTCCAGCAATAGCGATGCTACCAGTGCCCGCAAGTGTTCCAGTAAAGCCAGTAAAAACTAAATCTTTACAAGCAAGGGAACCAGTTTTGGTGACAGTGACCGCGCCAGAAGCCGCGTCAAAAGTCACATCATCAAGAGCAGTAGGGACCGGAGCACCTCCGTCTCCCCCAGAACTTAGAGCCCATTTGTCACCGGCGTCTGAATCCCAAGCGTCTGTTCCCCCTACCCAAAATCTTCCAGCAGGGATTGCTGTAAAAATCCATCCAGTTGTGTTTCCTCCGTCAGTGGAATTTCCTCCAGCGTAAAAGGTTGCACCTCCAGAGGCATGCACATTCGTGATGCTTAAGTAGTCACAGCCGACAATTCCGCCCGGCACTGAAATAGTTGCCGCGCTTCCACCAGAGTCCTTGTTCATTGTGATCAAATGACCGGCATTTCCAGAAACATGGAAACCAGAAGTAGAACTTTGAGCGGCGAAAGTGTAGGTATTGGAATTTTTCCACTGAATTGTGTGAGTGCCAGTTCCGTCATCGATATAATTATTGCATTGGAATCTTGTAGTGTGAGTTATTTTTCCAGTAGAAGAAGCTCTTGAGAACCAAATATCGTAAAAAGTATCATCATTCCAAGTGACGACAATATCCGTGTTGCTGGTGTCGATGAATTTAATCGTAGAGGTTCCTTCCGTGATTGTTGGAGGGGAAGCGCCGTCAATAAAGAATACTGCAACCCCACCAGAACCCACAGTTCCAGTGATGGTCCAAAGCCCGCTTCCCATATTGAGGGCGGTAGTTTTTCCAAGAGATCTTCCGATTGCAAAAGATAATGTTGTGACATCAAAATTATTTGCCACAAAAGTTCCATCCGTCACAACCAATCCTTGATCCGTTATGAGGTCGTCTTGCAAAGTGAATGTGGCGGCCGCGCCATTAAGTGTGACGATAGGCAGAGTGAGGCCACCCGAAGTTATTGAGGCCGTGGCAATAATATTTAGCTGAGAATCCGTGTGAGAAAGAACCATCCCCGGAACAAATAAAACATCACCCGACACATTGAGCGTATTAGCACTATTTCCCATCGCGAATGTTCCAGTAAATCCTGTGCAGTTCAAGCTCTTAGCAGAGCGAGAGCCAGAGAGAGTGATAGTTCCGGAGCCAGAGCTTGCATCAAAGAAAACATCATCAGAAGAAGTAGGCACAGCTTGTCCGCCCGCACCTCCAGCAGTCAAAGCCCACTTTGATCCAGCGGTTCCATTCCATGTATCAGTTCCTCCCACCCAATGTCTTTGTGCCATAAATTATGTTTGTGTTGCCCCAACTATCATGTTGATGCGACTTCCATCATCATATAAAATTAATGCCGTAATTTCATTCCCCGGATAATCATAAATCGTCCAGACCTGTGTTGAAATAGTGTAGCGCATTACGCAACTTTCGTAAAAAACTCCTTCAACTGTGAGTGGACCCACATGCCATTCAACCGCATCCAAATTATTATAAATTCCTTTCACTTCAGGATAGTAATCTCTTGGAATTGCTTGAATGAAATCAATGACTCGGCGTGAAATTTCTACCGGCTGACTATCGTAAGCAAACTGGTAAAAACCAGAGGAGTGATGGAAGTAGAGACCATTCTTCGTCTGCACAATAGATTCTTGAGAGTAAGTCCCCACATTGTAAGCAGGATATGAGTCAACAGAAAATGCTCCGTAGATTCGGTAAATAGTGTCTTGCTTGAAAAGAAGCAACGCGCGTGGTGTAGTAAACATGCCAGTTATTTTCTGGCCATTCTGAGGAGAGAAATTTTTAATGAAATTTGTGTCAGGATCGTAAGTAAGAGTGTATAGATCTGGTGGAGTAAATTGAACGATATCAGTGAAATAAACGACATCGTAGAGCTTGTCAGCTACCCACACACGACCTTCAAATCCAGCTTGAATATAATCGCCCGGAGGGAAACCAGCAGGGACTAAATCAGTTCCAAAATTTCCACCACTCGAAGTCATCACAGGATCCCCGACAGTAGCATTTCCATTTACCATCCAAATATAATTTAAGTATTGAGTGAAACGAGCCTTTTCGATATTCTGGAGACCCGATCTTCGAACAGTCCAGCTTGAACCATTCCAGTTTTCAATATCTCCATTGCCTTCCTGAGCATACAAATAATTTCCTACAACAATATCTCCTCTCAAAATAAAGGTAGCTCCTACCCCATGATTTGAAGTCAATTTCCAAAAATCCACAACTCTGTAAGTGCTGATTAATACGGGAGCGTTATACATGATTCCGGAAACAGTCCCTAGACTCTGCTTAAATCCAAGCTGAGTAATATCAAAAGTCCCCGGATCAACTTCGAAAACTTGAGTATATCCAGTAGAAGCAGGTCCCTCCCAGAAGTTCGCAAAGTGCTCTCCATCTCCGAGAGAAATCGCGGCATTCGCAAAACCAGTCGTATCAAAAGTCAGAGGGCTTCCAACGGCAACCACCGCGAAGGTTCCAAGATCGACAGCTACCACTTGGCATTTGCCAGCAGCCGCCGTTCCTCTCCAGAAATTTATGAAATGTTCTCCGTCTCCGATTGCAACGGCAGAATTGTAAGAAGCATCCGCAGTATCAAATTCCAATGGAGAGCCGAGTGCAGTGACAGCCCAAGTTCCCGTATTCACTTCCAATACTTGAGCAAAGCCATCTCCAGCAGCCCCCTGCCAAAAATTTATAAAATGGTCTCCATCGCCTAACGCAACAAGAGAATTGTAGCCGTTGGCTACAGCGTCAAAAGTAAGAGGAGAGTTGGGTTGAGTGACCGCCCAAGTTCCAAGATTCACTTCAAGGATTTCAGCAATGCCGATATTTCCCGGACCAGTGTAAGTGATTAAAAAGTGATTCGCATCAGATTGTGCCACAGAAATATATACTGCAAAGCTAGTATTGAATTCAAGAGCGCTTCCTTCAGCAGTTACAGCGAAAGTCACCAAATTCACAGTGAAAATTTGAGCAAAGCCATCAGTCCCCGGACCCGCCCATAAATTTAAGAAGTGGCTTGAATCAACTGCGATGCAAGCATTGTAAGAGTTATCGGCAACATCAAATTCGAGTGGCGTTCCGATTGGTGTAATTGTCCCCACAACTGGATCAACTAGCATAACTTGAGCAAAGCCATCGTCATCAGTTCCTTGCCAGAAAACAAGAACATGGGTGTCATCTACTCTCACTGCTGACATAAAACTGGCAGTGTCATCATCAAAAGTGCTAGTAGGAGCGAGCTTCGTGATATTGGTGAACCCCGGACCAGCAATCGCATTATTCAAAGTTCCAAAATTTCGAATTGGATCAATAAGAGTGTCCGCGTAAGTCTCAATACCCTTGCGAGTTTGCACCGCACCGACACGATCAAAATTCATATTCACCGCGTTTTGAACTGAGTCCGAAGGCGCAACTGTATCATCAAGAGCTGCCGTGCGGACGACTCCTTCAGTTGGATATGGAATTTTAATGTCTTGTAAAGGTGTTGGCATAAATTTAATCTACCCATCCTTGCCCCCGATAAATGTCTAGGGGCAAAGTAGAAAGACTAAGCTGTAGGGCCAGTAGGACCAGTGTCTCCTGTAGGACCTGTAGGGCCAGTAGGACCTGTTGGACCCGTAGGGCCAGTAGGACCAGTGTCTCCTGTAGGGCCGGTAGGACCTTCCGTACCGACTACTGAAGCAGTCCAAGTTGGAGATGCAGTCGTTCCAGTGTTGACATAGTTTCCTATGGCAGTACCAGCTTGGATTTGGAGCATCGCTCGTGGCGCGAAGATCCCTGCGTAAGTTGCTCCATCAGGAACAGCCGCCGCAGTATCGAGAGAAGCGAACAAAACCAGTTGCGTAACTGGATCTGCATCAATAATGTTCATTCTCGAAAGTCTAGGTTGTGTGTAACCCATAAATTTTAACGCAGTAGGATGCGAGCCATTTAATCTGTTGTAATAATTGTTTGCTGACCTGTATATAAATTCTCAAAGAGGGCATCGAGCAAGTCATCAAACTTTTTCAAGTCTGCATCATCGTCCGGCAATGTAATATCTTTACGATATTTAATTGCATACCTCAAATAAAATTTATAATTTTCTCTGTAATATTCTGGCAATTCTTGATACAGATCAGTCACCTCTTCCAATAACTTGTAGTAATCCAAATAGCAGTTGTTGCCCTGCATTGAATCCGGAATTATGCGATCGAAAAATAGCTTTCCCTCGTACACAGTGTAAAACGCTGGTTGCGCGATTGATGGGTTCGACCATACCCGCGTCCCCGCAGGGATAGCTCTCGTAATTCCGGTTACTCCGGTTAATTGGTTGGTGGCTTGGTTGACTCCGGTGTATGCAATCTGCATGATGGTCTGGTTGTAAGCTGTGGTTGCTACATACGCTACACCGCCGTTTGTAGTCCAGAAATCTCCCGCACTATCTAAGTCCAAAGTAGCTGCTCCGATGCTTGCATCTACTGTACTATATCCTCCTTGCACTTGAAACGAAACTTGGTTCCATGATCTCTTGTCGATATATCGAAGATTAAATGGAGCCAAAACATTTCCAAGAAGAAATCTCACAGCAAGGACTGACCTATCTGTATCACTAAAATCAATATTGGAAGGAAGATCAATGAAATTATTTCCAGCAAGAACTTTTACAGGAAATTCAAACTCTTCCCTCCAAGAAAAACGAATCCCCGAGAGGCGAGCTTGTGTGAATTTTCTGGCATCATTGACAGCTTCAATACAAAATTCTGTAGTAATTTTTGGGTCATTCAACGAAACTCCCATTGCTTTCAGAACAGGAAAGATGATGCTTGCAACTGAGTTGGTAGGATAAGCAAGCACACTGATTGGATCTGAGAAATCAGAGAGAGCTCCCGTCTGAGAATTTTTCCACTGGACTTTATAATAATCTGTGACAAGACCATTTGGATCAAAAATTATAGTTTGTTGCTGAGTAATTTGAAGTGTCTGAGTAGCCAAAGTCGTATATGACCCATTGATGGTGGCCGATTTAGCAATAACGATTTGATCATATCGAACTTGCTGAACCAAATCCCCGCGATTGTGAAGTTGTTTTGTCGCCGCAATCGTGAAGGCTTGGTCTATGTGTGAAGAAGAAACCACGAATTCGCAATTTTCCGCACCCATAGAAGAAAGCAGAAGCACTATTGCCCCTGAATCGAAGTCGGAGGCGTTATCCACAGGGAGGGTAGTAGAACCTATCGGAAGATTTGTCCCAAAATAAGTGAATGCTCTAACATCGAGTTGGTTTGGAACTGAAATCGTGTTCCCTATATTATGTTTTACTACGATCTGTGGAAATTTTGACATATATTAATTGTTATTATTGATAATTCCCCCCAAGAAAGAAAATTCATTCGAATTCTCTTTTCTAGGGGGAATCCCCTAGAAACAGTATACTACGAATTCGTAAAAGTTTTCTTTCCACCGGCATACAATCCACAAGCGGTAAGCCCTAACACTACTCCTTGTAGTATGATCGCACCAGAGATAACGAAGTCACTGGCAAGATACACCGCGACCACTCCTGAAAGAAGTGACACAAGCGGAGCAAATCTTGTAGAGAGTTTCAATGCTCTCTTCAACACCTCAACGAAACCTACTACCACTGGAACCAAAACTAGAAATGTGACTGATAGTTCTAACATACGATTATAATATTACTTATAATGAATTCAATTTCCCTCTTGTGGCGGGTCCGACAACCCCGTCACTCACCAAATTATTGGCTGTTTGGAAATTCATAACTCCGTTGCGTGTGACATTCCCGAAGTTTTCAGTGGTCCCCACATTGGAAGGAAAGAATCCTTTTGCCTTCAAACGCTCTTGAAGAATCTTAACCTCTGGATCCACCATCCCAAATTTCAGAGTCTTTGTCAGTTGAGGTATTGCAGGAGGGAGTTCTCCTTCTTCGTAATTAAAACTCATTGGATATTTGATTAAGAAATTTCTTGCATTGAAAAATTCTCGTGTCACATACCTCACCGCCCTACCTCCGAAATGAGCAGAATCCTCAATTTTCAAAACTTGCTCACCATTGACAATAGAAATATCTGTGGCAAGCCCAAAATCTACACTCGCAACACTATGCCTCGATGATCTTGGGTCATACGGACCAGCAAGATCATCAATTATTTTCGGAACTTCCAACCCCCATTCTCGAGAAGTGAAATAAAACCAAGTCATCACTCCTTTTCCTGTTGTTTGAATAGTGGAAGCTACGCGATCAAAATCTCCATTAGGAATTGTGATATGTTTCCCCAACTTAAATCCTTTCGCCACCTCCTTCGCAAAAAGAGAAATTTCAAATGAGTCAGCTTCTCGAATCTGATTACTTTTGCACACGGCTTCAAGAGTAATACCTCTAGTCTGCCATATTTCAAAAGCATCATTCCCCACCATCCCGCCATCTGGTTTATTTACTCGGTAATCGTAAATAGAGTTGGGGCTAAAAAGAATAAATTCTTTTGTCTTAAGCCAAAAATTAATCAGAGCTAGTTTTGCAATAGTGAAAGCCACGCATTTGAAGGTAAAAAATTGATTCAATTCTGGGAAAGCCCGAAACTCATCTTTCTTTTTCTTCAACCAAACTACTTCATTAGCAGATGCCACAAATTCAGTTTGAGAAATATCTTTGGACTTCTCCTCTTCTGTGCGAAGATCGGCCGCTCCCTGATACCCTTCATAAAATTTGTCTATTCCATTGTCTAAATTTTCATCCATATTATTTTTTGCTTGAAGAAATTACGATTATTAATTGTTTTTGCAACTCAATAATTTGTTGTTTTTGCTCCTTCTGGTCTTGCATAATATCTTGGATATGTTGTTCGTGGTTGCTGTTTATTTGAGTAATATTTTGCTGAATCAGTGCAATATCTTGTTTCATTCCATAGAACGGCCCGGCAACACCAAACACAAAAACAATAATTCCCAGCACAAATTTCACCTCAGAGGTGAGGACTTTTTTTATCAGATTTTCTTCTTGTGCTTTTTTGTTTTCGTCCATAATTTCATGTTAACTCATTAATATCTTTGACTGCGGTTCCAATCGAAGCCCCTCTAAGAATATTGATACCAGTTTTTATTGCAAGCCCATTAATATCCGTAATGCTCGCCAACTGGAATATCCATCCCGATCCACCTCCTGTTGAATGCGCCCCTGCGTAGAAAGTGGCACCTCCAGTAGTGGAACAACTGGTGACAGTTAGATAATCACACGACACGATTCCACTCGCGATAGAGAGAGTCGGCGCCGTTCCTCCGGCATCTTTCGTCAAAGTGACTGGATGACCATTATTCCCTGCTACATGAAAACCAGTGGTTGATGTTTGAGCGGCAAAGGTATAAGTATTGGAGTTTTTCCACTGAATTGTATGGGTGCCAGTACCATCATCAAGATAATTATTACAAAGAAATCTAGTCGTGTGAATTACTTTTCCAGTGCTTGTCCCTCGGGCGTACCAGATATTGTAAAAAGTATCATCATTCCAAGTGCAAGTGATATCTGTGTTGCTCGTATCTGTAAATTTAATTGTAGAGGTAGATTCATTAATTGTTGGAGGAGAAGCGCCGTCAATAAAGAATACTGCAACACCTCCAGAACCCGCAGTTCCAGTAATCGTCCAAGTTCCCGTCCCAAAATTCACTACTACAGTTTTTCCAAGAGACCTTCCTGCTGCGAAATTTGGAGTCGTTATGTTGAAATTGTTTGCAGTGAATGTTCCATCCGTCACAGTTATTCCTTGATCGGAAACAAAGGTGCTTTGAATTGTCAGAGTAATTCCCGATCCCGCACAAGTGACAATAGGTAAAGTTTTCCCTCCTGAAGTCAGAGAAGCAGTAGCAATAAAGTTCAGCTGAGAATCTGTGTGAGAAAGAGTCATGCCTGAGACGAATACCACACTTCCCGACATGTTGAGAGTGTTTGCATTATTCCCCATATCAAATGTTCCAGCAAAACTGGTACAAGTGAGAGTTTTGGCACTTCTTGAACCGGACAAAGTTATTGTATTTGTTCCAGAATTCCCATCAAAAAATACATCGTCTGAAGCTGTTGGCACGGCTGAGCCAGCTCCTCCTCCAGAAGTCGTTGACCATTTTCCGGTAGCTGTAGCATTCCAAGTACCTCCTGCGGTCAGAACCCAGAAGCGGTTGGCATTGTGGACTAGAATTTCATTGATGTAGTAAGTGTGGTCTCCAGAAACTTCCAAGCGGTGAAAATAATAATCACCTTTTATTTTTTTGATGCTAGTGATTCTCTCACGAGTACCATCTTTTCGGTCAAGCATATCGCCCTTTTTTACTTCAAAAGCGTGGATAGCATTCCCATCAATCATTAAGCTCTGGTCTTTGTAAACGAAAAGGTCTTTATTAATGAGATAAAAATAATCGTTCTTTTTTACATTTTTTTCCACCTTATTCACCACATTAATTTTTCCACCTTCACCAATGATTCGATTGCCCTTTTTTAATTTCTCTATGCTGATAATACCCTTGTCAGTGATAACAAGTTGTGGTATCGCAAAGATTCGAGCTTTCTCCTCTTTAGTTGTGAAAAAATTTTTGAACATAATTATACATGCGTCATGTAGTCCGCACTTGGATTGAACCACAAAACATCTGCTGTAAATCCAGTCCCCACTACTCGAATTACAACTCCAGAAGTAGAAGGTTGAGTCTCTGTGACATCTCCAGCAGTTTCAGAAACATATTGCTGAGCATTTATGGTGAAGGTTGGAAAAGCCGTATCAGCTCTAATGAATCCGAACAACATAACTTTCACCGGATTCCCAGATGTCGCTGAGGATGATACACACATTCCACACATTCCTCTCGGATCTCCATCGGCAGCTAGCGCTGAGTTTGCGTCCATTAATCCCCATCGGCTATTCGATGGTTTGAAGTAAAGTAAATCTCCAAAAGCAAGCGTTTCTTGTGCAGTCCCGTCTATCACAAATCCGGAGTATTTTCCATCCGCAGAGAGCGCATTGTCAAAACCAAATCCAGCATTTTCTCCAAGACCAACTTCTGCCGTAAGTGGATTTGTGAATGTTCCAGCAGGGCCAGTAGGACCGGTTGGACCTGTAGATCCATTCGATCCATTGTTTCCAGTTCGAGAGAAAAGCATCACACACTCCGCTAAGTTCGCAGGAAGAGCTCCAGAAACATAAGCGACTGTGAGTTTGTAGTAGCCAGCGGCCGCAGTGATCGCAGTGATAGCAAAAATATTTACAACAGTCGAAGCATCTAAGTTTCCAACAATGTAGAGATATCCTTTTATTGTTGCAGTTGAATCATCGAAAGTATCATACCAAGCTGTTTGAGTATTGCCCGGCACATCAGTGTTATCGATAAAGATTTGAGTAACAGATCCAATCGTTGCATTATTGTAACGGAAATTTCCTGCGCCCGGATCAGAATCAGTTGTCGTAGTGCTGAAATTATATCGCACTCCACCTTTGTCCCCATCAGTTCCATTTGCTCCAGTAGCTCCTGTTGGGCCAGCAGGACCCATAGGACCTGTTGGACCAGTAGGGCCTTCATCTCCAGTCGGACCAGTTGCGCCGGTTTCTCCCGTAGGGCCTGTAGGACCGGTTGGACCAGTATCTCCAGTCGGACCGGTTTCTCCTGTAGCTCCGACATGACCCACAGAGACAGTGACAGTATCTTCATCTGAAAAAGTTCCTGAATCAGTGACATAAGTGACCACTAATTGAGTTGTTCCACCAGTGTCAGTGTTTGAAACAATTTTGAAAACAGCACTTGCCCCACTAAATGTGTCTTGAAGATAAATAAAATCATTGAGAAGATAAGTCGCCAAAGTAGGACGCACCCACCCAAATGATAAATCCATATTATTTATATCGATCAATGTCACACTAGGGACACTCGCATTATTGAAAGTAAAATGTCCTATAGGCGGAAGTCCGGAAACAGTATCATCAAACTGATAATTCAAAGTTCCTCCTGCATTGTCTCCATCAGTTCCGTTGGCGCCAGTAGGGCCGGTTGGACCCGTAGGGCCAGTCGGACCCGTGCTTCCAGTATCTCCACCAGTGTCTCCTTGAGCTCCAGTAGGGCCGGTTGGACCCGTAGGGCCAGTCGGACCAGTTGGACCAGTAGAACCCGTATCACTTCCCGTAGGGCCAGTCGGACCAGTTGGGCCAGTCGGACCAGTTGGACCAGTTTCTCCAGTGGGACCAGTTGCTCCAGTTTCTCCAGTAGGAGCTGGTGCACCAGAATCTACCCATGCCATAGTATCAACATCCCAAACCCAAATAGTATCAGTAGAGCCAACAATCGCCCACGCTCCAGCAAATCCAACAGGGTAAGCGGTCTCCAATGCCAATGGTGTGGCAAAGAATCCTAAGAAATTCGGGTCTCCCATTCTTGTAGATAAATAACTCATTGTGTTTCTTTTGGTGATTCATCTGGTAATGTTCGATCCACTAATCTCTCTGGGCGTACTCGTTTTAATGAAATTGGCCTCTGTAATTCAAAAATCCATCGTGGCAGCTTTTCCAAGATAACATCAGCTCCAGCATTGCT